GAAAGTTGGAAAAAAAGGTGAGGGAAACAAGAAAAAGAAGTTGCCGAAGGCCCCACCTTCACGCCCTCGTCACGCAAACCCAAAGCACCCAATGAACACAGAGCGCACAGGCCCACTTCGCAAGAAGGGTGGCGGTAAGCTGAAGATGGTAGAGAAGAATGGCAAAAAGGTTCCATTCTATGCCGCAGATGGTGTTGGCAAGATGAATAAAGGTGGCCCTGTAGAAGTAAAAAAGGGCATGACCTTATCTCAAATTGCAAAGAACAATAACACCTCAATACAGGCTCTTCTTGCGGCTAATCCTAGCATTAAAAACGCTAATGCAATTCGCATAGGGCAAAAGATTAAAATGCCTAAAGCAGGAAGCGTTCCGGGCAATACTAAAACTAAAAACCCATACGCCCGTATGTCTCAAACTCAAATGAACATGATGAGGTCTAAGGACAAAGGACAGCAACGCGCAGTAACTAGCGCCATGCGTAATGAGGTTAAGAATACTGGCGCTCAAACTTCTCCAACGCCTAAGAAGGCGGCGGCGGTAAAAGACTCCCGTTCTGCTGTTCCAAAGGCAAAAAAGGACAAGCTAATTGCTCAAATGAAGGCGGATAATGCGAAGAAGCCAAAGAAAAAGTCTTTGCTTTCTAGGCTGTTTGGTAAAAAGGCAGGTGGCTCTATGAAAAAAGTACAGGGGTACAAATCTGGTGGTACGGTTCGTGGCGCTGGTGCGGCTACAAAAGGCAAGCGCTTCGGTCGCGCTGGATAATCAATGCCGTTAGCTAGAGGAAAATATGCTTTTGGCTTTTGTGACAAGACAGGGTTTAGATACAATCTAAACGAGCTTGTTGATGAGGTCAAAAACGGTGTAAAGACTGGCTTGAAGGTTGGAAGGGATGTGTCTGACCCAGACCATCCCCAAAACTTTTTGGGCCGTCTTCGCATTCACGACCCTCAGTCATTAGCTAACGCAAGGCCTGATAGGTTCTCAGATTCCGTTACAGTTACATTTCCGACATTTGATGTCTCTACCTTGACTCAAGTTAATGTGGGCTTTGGTATTGGCAGGGCTGGAAATTTGACTACAACCGGAGCGCCTGTGCAGTCCCAAAACACATCTCTGCAACTCAGCGCGGTGTTTGGGGTTGGTGCGGTTGGCTCTATGTCTGTATCAACAGGTTCAGCAACAACATATACAGTAACCGTTGCTTCTGGCACGAACAGCTATGGAAGTGGCAACAAATATTATATAGCTGGGCTTTCGGGGGCAAGCCCAACGCTAACACTGAATGAAGGGCAAACATATAGGTTTGACCAATCTGATAGCTCGAATAGCGGTCACCCTTTCCGCTTTTCAACTACCGCAAATGGAACTCATGGCGGCGGCAGTCAATACACAACTGGGGTTACAGTTAATGGCACAGCGGGCAACGCTGGGGCTTATGTAGAAATCACGGTGGCGTCAGGTGCGCCAACACTGTATTATTATTGCACAAATCACAGTGGAATGGGTGGTCAGGCGAACACCCCATAGGAGTAGAAAATGGCTATAACCACAGCTATGTGTACAAGTTTCAAAAAAGAGCTTTTTGAAGCCACACATGATTTTACATCAGATACCTTTAAGATTGCTTTGTTTACCAGCAGTGCAAGCCTAGGCGCTTCTACAACCGCCTACTCCACATCTAACGAGGTTTCAGGTTCGGGATATAGCGCTGGTGGAGTTGCGCTGACTGTAGTCGCGCCAACTACAGACGGAACATCCGCCATTGTTGATTTTAATGACCCCTCTTGGACAAGCGCTTCATTTACTGCAAATGGCGCACTTGTTTACAATTCTAGTAAATCAGACAAAGCAGTGGCGGCTTTTGCCTTTGGCTCTGACCAAACAGTGTCATCTGGAACATTTACAATAACAATACCCTCAGCGGCATCAGGAACAGCGGTAGTCAGGATTGATTAATGTCTTATTCATATGCAGAGCTAAAGCAGGCTATACAAGATTTTACTGAGAATGATGAAACGGGTTTTGTAACAAACCTGCCTGTATTTATTCGCTCTGCTGAAGACCGTATTTTTTCAAGCGTAGATTTAGAAAACTTTAGAAAAAACGCCACATCTGCACTTACACAAAACAACGAGTATCTTTCTACACCAGCAGACTTTCTAGCCCCGTTTTCTTTATTCATAACCACTGCAAGCAGTGAAAACTTCTTAATAGAAAAAGACGTTAATTTTATTAGAGAGGCGTATCCTAACAGGGCTACAACAGGCGTTCCTAAATATTACGCTTTCTTTGATGCCACCGCGACATCTTCAGGTCAGGTGCAGGCAAACTTCATAGTCGGTCCAACGCCGGACCAAGCATATACTGTGGAGTTGCATTACTACTATCGACCAGCAAGCCTGACTGCTGGCGCAAACAGTGAGTATACATGGTTAAGCAAGAACGCTTCCAACGCCCTTCTTTACGGCTCTTTGATAGAGGCGTATATTTACATGAAGGGTGAGCAGGATGTTATATCTATGTATGAGGGTCGTTTCCAAGAGGCAATGACAAGATTAAAAGACCTTGCTGAAGCAAGAGAAAATGATGACGCTTATAGGCAGGGATTGCCAAAGCGTCCTCGCACATAAGGAGTAAGAAATGGCAACGAGTAACGCGGCAACCACGTTTCTTGAGAATAAGTTACTTAGCTTTTTGTTCAAGAATAACGCTGGTTCCTTTTCAACCCCCGGTGACAGCATATATGTTGGGCTGGCAACAGCGGTATCTAACTTTAACAATACCTCCGGTGAAACAGATGCCCCTGTAATTACAGAGGCTACCTTCACAAACTATGCCCGATTGCAAGTTACAGCGGCAAACTGGACCTTAACGTCAGATACCACTGAAGCGCAAAAGGTTACAAACACTAACAATATAGAGTTTGCGGCATCAGGCGGAACAAGCAATACGGTCACACACGCATTTATAGCGACTCATGTAAGTGCCAGTCTGGTGACAGAAGGCAGTGGCGGTAATGTCCTGTTTATCGGTGCATTGGATGCGTCAAAGACTATTGCTACGGGGGATATCTTCCGTATTAACGCTGGGAATCTTGAAATTGAGTTGAAGTAATGGCGCTTGTTCTTAAAGACAGAATAAAAGAAACCACTGCCACCACCGGAACAGGCACTTATACACTTGCTGGTGCGGTAACTGGTTTTGAGGCGTTTAGTCAAATAGGTAACAGTAATACTACCTATTATGCCTGCACGGACGGAACTGACTTTGAGATTGGAATTGGAACCTATACTGCATCTGGTACAACTTTAGCCCGTACCACAATATTACAGTCCAGTAACTCTGATAGCGCTGTTAACTGGACATCCGGAACCAGAACTATTTTCTGCACGTTGCCAGCGGAAAAAGCTGTGTTTAAGGATGCGAGTGATGTAGTTCAGGGCTTTACAGAACAAGACCCGAATGCGTTGGCATTCGCAATAGCATTGGGATAGAAAAATGGCTAACGCATTTAAAACATTTACAGACACCGCAGTGGGGACATCCAACGCAGATGTTTACACCTGCCCCAGCGCGACAGAAACAACAATCATCGGCTTGAACATTGCTAACATATTGGCAGTTTCAATCACGGTAAACGTACAGCTAATCAATAACGATGGCGACAATGTACATATTGTGAAGTCAGCTATTGTTCCTGTTGGTTCGTCACTGGTAGCTGTTGGCGGCGACCAGAAGATTGTGATGAACGCTTCTGACATTTTGAGAATAACAGCAAGCCAAGCATCAGCGGCTGATGTTACCCTGTCTGTACTGGAGATTACCTAATGGCACTTAGCACGATTGACACAAATCAGATTAAGGACGGCGGTGTGCATAACGCAGACATTGCGGCATCAACTAGCACTAACCCATTTCGCACAAATGCTACCAGTATCACTAGCGACCTGACTGTGGCCTCTACAGAAAACGCGGGGGCATTTGGACCAATAACCATCTCCGCAACAATTACCGTTAATGGAGTGTTGACCGTTGTCTAGTAAGATACTTGTAGATGAGATAGTGGGAAAAACCACTGGCTTTGCTTCTATTACCAATGGTTTGATTGGGAATAGTGCAATTTATGGCTGGAACTCTACCGATACTACTTCTGTTGCAACTAGCAGCATTACTGTAGCTAATTTAAGCACAACGAACTATAACTCAAATGGTATAACGGCAGGTGCGAATAATAGATTAATACCAACCCAAGCGGGTAAATATTTTATCATTATTTTGGCGCAAGCAAGTGGCACAGGTGCTTCCGCGTATACGCCAGCTACATACATATATAAAAACGGAAGTTCTTTTAGTTCTAGGTCTGGCATAAGAGCTTATGCAGGAAGTTCTACTCTTGATTTTCCTACACACATGGCGATTGTAAGTGCTAATGGCTCTTCAGATTATTTTCAAATGGCGGTTTGGCAAAATAGCGGAAACACTTTT